TTGATTGCAGAAAGATCTGCTTTCATTCCACCAGTTGTAGAATAATCAGCACCTTTTTCAAGTTTGAATACAGCTTGTCCAATTGCATTGAAGGTCTTGTCTTGTGCAGCAACATTCCAAGAACCAGATGCATGACTCTTCAGGAGATATCTATTTGCAACGGGACCTGTTGTTGTAGTAAATCCGAGTTGCTTAGCGTAACCTCCCCACTGACCTGCACCAACTGAAGAAACATCGCCAAGGTTTGCACCAGAGTAGATGTACTCTGAGAGATCTGCAAGGAATGTCTTGTAGAAACTCTTGTCTGGAGATGTTTCGTTTGAAGTTGCATCAGATGCCTTGGACAACCCAACAAACTTCTCAAGAATAGTTCCCTGAGTTCCGCTTACTGTTCCCTCATCATCAACAACTGCGACGTGAATTTCATCAAATCTTGAGTTCTTCTCGGAAGCAAACAGAGTTGTTTGAGGCTTAGGAGCGATTTCTTTCCAGAAGATGTTTGAATTGGTGGTTCCAATTTTTTGTTGCTCATACCAGTCAACTGCAGAAACTGGAGTTGCAGATGCACCGGCAACTCCGCCAAAACGACCAGTTGCAACACCTACAGAGTTTATAAATGTAACTGCTGTAGTTGTACCATAGGATTTTGATGAATCGCCTTTAGCGTAATCAAGTGCTCTCTCTGTTGCAAAACCAGGTCCAGGTGCTGTCTCACCTGTCGCTACGCGAGAAATAACCTTGACATCAACAAGAGTGTTTCCAGTTGAATTTGTTGCACTTGCGAAGACTGTAGTTGTAATTCCGGTGATAATACCCTTGAGATATCCATTAAATTCACCTGTTGATCCAATACCAGGAACTGCAACCTGACTCAAAGTCATGGTAACAGCAGTACCAACCTGAATACCGGGTTCTGCGATTCCACCGCCACCACCGAGTCTATCGGTAGCAAATCCAATAATTTGGTCAGCTCCACCATCAATTACACAAACTTTAACTCCATTCAGATATTGACCAGGTGTTTTACCTGCAAAATACCACGAGGAAGCATGAAGATGACTCTCTTCGTAGTTATCCTTGTTCTTAATTTTTGGAGCCGTGAATGAAGCAGTTGCGCCAACACCTGCTGCTGCGTTCTTAAGGTCAACGTCGTCAGTTCTGACAACTTTAAGGACACCGCCATATCCAAGATAGTTGGCAGCACTCAACCAGTATTCGTATTGTCTGTCCGTGCTGAAAGGTGATCCAAATGTATCGAGCAGTTCTTGCTCAGTAGTGATACGAGTGATCTCGTCAACTGGACCAAATCCAAAAGGACCTGCAATGGCACCAGTGGTATCTAAAATATTCTCAGCTCTCCCGACTGTTAAATCTACCTCCCTTATCAGAAGGCCAGGAGATAATTGAGGAGTCGCCATGTTTACTTTCTCCTTGATAATCTTGTAATCTAAAAATATTTATTAAAAGGAGTTTTTTCAGAGGGGAAACAATGCATGAACATTTACCAATCGGGATAATCCCATTTAACCTGTGAATCTTTCCTTTTTCTTGTCTCTTTTATTCTTTTCTTCGTGCATTCTTTACATTCATATGAATATGCTGAAGGAAATCCTTTTTTGTTCTTTCTAATGAGATAGAAATCTGATAATAAATCTTTTTTCTTGCTACAAGTTCGACATCTCCTTTCTCTGAAGAGTAGATGATCTAGCCCAAACTCTTCATCTATGTCCATTATCTATAATCCCACATATAAGACATATCGCCATAATCTCCAACCGATGCTTTTGACCAACGATCACCTTGAGAATCGACAAAACTATTATCTTCTAACCCATCAACAATGAAACCAAATGGAGCCATGTCTTGTTCAATCTGGTTTTTTTGATCTTCGTATAATCTCTTTCTTACATCTTGGTCTGTAAGTTCTTTGAAGTAATCTTGAGCGACTAACCAGGCATAAATTACGAGACACATTGCCAAATCATCGTTACAACCCTCCTCTGCTTCAAAAGAATTGTGTTTTTGGATAAAAGTAGTCAGTTCGCTGATGATTTCATAGTCTTTTAAGAGTAATTTGTCCTCCTCAATCATCGTTTTGAGGTTAAGAGACCCAACTTTCTTGACAGTTTTGCTCATTTTGACGCCAAGTTGCGTTTTTTTGCCCGAAAATCCTTGGCCAACGATTTGTCCTGCTCTTCCTCTCATAGAACACATGAGAAGATTCTGATATTCTAGGTCATATTGAAGAATTGACGCTACTTGATCGCCAACATCGTTGACCTCGCACAAAATATACGCATCATTATAGTTTTTTGCGACTTCATAGACCACACTTGGAAAAAGCATGGGTTTTATTTCATTATTTCTGTACTTTGCAATGACTTTATGAGGAAATTCTGTGATATCTACCACGACAAATGCAGAATAATCGTTGCCAACTCCTCTTGCAACGTCAACCGTTACGACATAATCGTGATTTTCTTGGCATTTTTGGTAAACATCAAGTCCTTTATTTTTTAAAAGTGGATTATCATATACAAGATTTCTCAATTTACTTGGAGAAATTAGGGTATCAACAGATCCTAAGAATTCACACTCAAACTCAATCTTAAATTGCTGCTCTGAAGTGTTTGCAATGGTCTGTTCTTTCCATTTGGCATCACGGCCTGGAACCTCTGACCAGTGAACATCTGTTGGAATATACTCGTTTGCACCTTTCTCCGCATCATGCCACATGCGGTAGAAGTGATTCATACCATGTGGCGTTGAAACTATGATGACTTTTGTGCTTTTACCAGAAGTAATAGTAGGATAAACAGATG